CTGCTGTCTTCTTCATCGCTTCCCGTTCTTTCCCGTCTTTGCGGTCCGGCTTCTCCCGGATCGCCCCGTAAGCCCTGCGCCGTCTTGTTGGACGGCGCAGGGCCTTGTTGCGTTTACAGCGGTGCTTACTTCGCGTGCGTCGTCACGAAGGTGACATGACAGCGTTATCGGCCTGTTGCAGACGCGAGATCCGCATCAGTGCCGCGATGCCCGCCAGTTGCTGCGCCGCGTTGGCGTCGTCATCGTCGGTGGTCAACAGAAGTCCCCCCAGCCCGAACGACAGGACTCGCGGGCTCTCACCGGTCGCCTCCGGCGATAGGCACGAGGTCACCGAAGAACGGCCGGTCGTACTTGTGGGTAGCGAGCGCTTTCGCCTCGTCCTCGCGGCCGGCCCGAATGAGCTCCCGGGCGTGCTCGGCGTCGGCGATCCACTGCTTGAGCTCGTCGCTGACGAACACGCTGCCGTGGATCATGACACCGTTGCGGGAGGCACTGACGACGGCTTCGCCTTCGGTCGTATGCCGCCAGCGGACGACGAGGCCGTCGCCGATGGTGTGCGTGGCGCTGATGACGGGGACGGTCACAGCGCTTCCATCCCGAGCTGCTCGCGCCAGTGGTTGACGACGGCGCGCCGGTCGATGGCCGACTGGCTGGAGCCGTACACGCCAGGGTCGGTGCCGACGGCGTCCACGGCGATCTTGCGGTAGCGGTCGCGCTCGCGGACGAGGTCCGCGACGGCAGCCTCCCAGGCGTCCCGCGTCGTCCGCCAGGCGAGGTCGGGGACCGTCGCGCCTGCGCCGCCAGCAGCCTCATAGAACGCCTCGCAGGCGGCGCGGCCGGGTGTCGGCGCGGTGTTCTCGGTCATGTTGCTCCTAAACCTGCACGTCAGCACAACAAGCATTTACGGTGGTCCTGCTTGCAGAACCAGTCTAAATCATCGTCGGTCTCCCAGGGGTCCGGTTCCCATGCCGGATGGATCTCAATCCGCACCGGCATCGGCAGCCAGTGGCCCTTCCCGTCCCGGACGCGCTCCCCGTCCCTGTGCACCACGATCCGGCGTGCCAGCTTCCGCAGGATCGCGTTCAGCGCCCCGGGCGGCAGCGTGTCCCAGTCGGCCAGCAGGGACGGCAGCAGCCGCGGCACGTCCCGGGACGCCTCCATCTGCCGTTCCCGCGCCCGCAGCGCCTCCATCTCGGCTGCCGCCGCGTCACGGTCCGCCCTGGCCTCGGCCGCGGCCGCCTTCCACGCGTCGTCCGGGATGTCGCCGTCGCCGCGGCCGCGCTCCCGCGCGAGCCGCACCAGTTCCCGCTCCGCCTCCCGGAGCTTCTTCTCGGCCACCGCGGCGGCGGTGGGCGCGGGACCGCGGGCCTGCTGCCGGACCGCCGCCTCGCGCGCCACCCGGTCGATGTCGGTGGCCAGTTCCGCCGCGTATTCCCGGGCCGCCTCCACGAGGCGCGTCACGGTCACGGACGGTCGGCCGTCACAGTCGGCGTACTTGCGGTGCCGCAGGCACTTGAACACCGGAGCGCCACCCGCGCCGTCGCCGGTGGCGGCCATCGCGCCGCGGCAGTGCCCGCAGCGCACCATCCCCGACACGGGGAACACCGGGACGCGGGCCCGCGGGGGCAGTTCCCGCGTGGCGTTCCTGCGGTCCTGGTACGCCAGCCATTCCTCCCCGGTGATGACCGGGTCGTGGGCACCCCGCACGTGGATCTTCCGGCGGCATCGCGTCTTGCGGGTGCACCGGCAGGCGGGGTCGTGCAGCAGCAGGAACCCGGCGCCGAACCCGGAGTCGAGCACGTCCCGCACCGCATCAGCGCGCCACGGGTTGCCGTAGGAGGTGCGCCAGCCGTCCTCGGTCAGGCGCCGCGCGATCGTCGTGAACCCGGTGCCGCTGATGTAATCCCGGTACATGCCGGCGAGCACGTCCCCGGTGTCCGGGTCCGGCTCGTAACGCTCATCGTCGCCCTTCACGTGGCGGGTGCGCTTCGGGTTCTTTTCGTCGGGGACGCGGCCGGCCTGGCGGTAGCCGAACCTCGGCCTCCCGTGGGTGGGCAGTCCTTTCCGCACCCGGTAATCGTAAACTTCCGCCCAGATCTCCCCGGCCCGGTCGGACTCGAACGCCGCGAACTCCAGCAGCAGGGCGCGGCTGAACTTTCCGGTCGCGGTCGACGTGTCGATGTCCTCGGTCGCGGAGATGAGTCGGCCGCCCGCGTTCTCCAGCTTGGCAAGATGCTCGGCGTTGCCGCTCCGCTGCCGCCCGAACCGGGAATACTTCCAGACGAGGATCGCAGCGGCCTCGCCGTCCGCGACCCGGTCGATCGTCCTCGTGATCTTGCGCTTGAAGTTCCGCCCGGTCTTGTCAAGATCAATGATCCAGTCGACGATCCGGTAACCGAGCCGCTTGGCGCATGCTTCGATCGCCGCCTGCTGCGTCTCGGGAGAGATTGCCTCCTCGCGCATCATGCTCACCCGGATGTACCCGAAGGCGTCGACCAGCTCGGCGGGAGGGGACTCAGGAGGCATTGGCGGCTTCCGCGGCGGTGCGCTCGAGGGACCGGTACACACGGGGATGGTAACGCGACGACATGGTGCACGACCTACCTGCGCCGTGCCTGTGTGCGCTTATCTATCGCGTCCGCGATCGCGGTAAACCCCCAACCGCGCAAGGCTGTTCCGTCGCCGTCCATTCGGATCATCTCCGCGACGGTCTCGTCGAAGACGGCCCTCATGTTGTGGACGAGCATCTCCTCGGGTTCGTTTCCCTTGAGCGGTTCGTTTCCCTTGGGCGCCAGGCGGTCAAGCAAGCGCCCGCTGGCCTCGCGCGCTTCGATCGTGCTCACTGTTCGCTCCCCTCCTTGAGTGGCGGCAACTCGACGGCACTGAGCGCCGATACCGCCTGATCGTTGGTCAGATGGTCGAGATACCGGGAGGTGACCGAGGTCGACGAATGTCCCAGTAGCTTGCTGATCGTCGTGACTGGCGTCCCGGCCTGCTCCAGCTCCACGGCGAATGTGTGACGCAGCCCGTGGGGATGGACGCGTTTGTCGATCCCGGCCTCGTCGGCTAGGCGGTGCAGCAGATTCCGGACGTAGCGGTCGGACAGCTCGCCGCCTCTGAGGGTGCAGAACAGCGGCCCGTTCCGCAGGCCTAGCGTTTTCCGTGTGTCGATCCACCGCATGAGGGCGTCGTCGGCGGACGGGTGGAAGCCGCGGGTGGTGGCCTTGTCGCCTTTCCCGTGGAGGACGCGGAGCGCGTGTTGACGGAAGTCGACACCGGACGGCTTGAGCGCTAGGGCCTCGCTGATGCGCAGCCCGCTCCGGTATAGGAGGGTGAACAGCGCCCGGTTCCGGACGCCGGTCCGCGACTGCGGCGAGCACTGCGCCAGGATCGCGGCGACCTCGTCCGGTGCGAGAACCTCGGCTGGGAACTTCCGTCCCTTGTTGCCGGGCTCGTCGCCCGTGGATGACCCGAACTGCCCCACGAATCCCTCCGCAGCGGTCTGGTAGTGCTTCTATAGGGAAGCACTAGCAGAATACATCGATTTGAAGCGCGACACGCCCTGGCGAGCAAAAGCACTACTAAATCCGGTCCTTGAGCCGCGCCCGCTAGGCCGTCCACGGCGACCATTCCGGCGCCTTACGGACGCGCCTAGATAGTGGTTACCGCCCGCGGCTCGTGCACGTACCAGCCGTCCCGGATCACGCCGAAGTCTCCCCACGCCAGCTGCACGAGCCAGCCGCCCGGACTCTGCTGCCATGCCTGCACCCAGCAGAGCCGCCAGGTGGTGTCGGTGAAGCGGACCATTACCCGTGGCTGCCGGGGCGGCGTTAGCGGGGCACCCTGGTCCGGCTCAGCGGCAGCGAGGTCCGGGACAGCCCGGCGCGGCACGGAGGGGTAGACGGAGCGCACGAGCAGATTATGCGCGCCAGTTATGCGCGGGTGTGGGGTGAGGCCGGCGGTCGCGTATTTAAGCGTGCGAGGCGCGCATGATCCCAGCGCGGGTCACGGCCGCCACTCATCGCGAAAATCGGGGTGGTCGCTCCAGACGGCGGCGCGCATCCTCAGGACTTGCTCCAGCGTCATCATCTGAGTAACCGCGCGCATCTCATCCGAGATACTGCGAGGCTCCGGCCGGGCGAACACGCGGTCGCGGTACGACTTGGCGCGCTCGTACAAATCCAGCAAGCGCCGGTCGGCCTCGACCTCGCGGAGCACGCGGGCCGGGTCGTGGAGGGCGGCATGCCTGAGCTGTGCCACCGGAACCGATGCGTCAGGGTCGACAGGATCAGATTCCCACGAGATCACCGCGCCCCAATGGCCGGCCATGACATCAGGCGGCCGGGGCAGGTTAGGGCGTAGTGCCACGAGAAGCTCAAGGTCGCCATCCGGGCCGAGGTCGCCGTCGGTCAGGTCGGGGTGAACTTCCCACTCGTCGCCGCCCGGTGCTGGTCGCCAGTTGCCAGGCTCGCCGGTCACTGTTCCGCCGCTAGCCTCACGCGCCGCCGCCTCGTCCTCGTCCAGCCGCGCCTTGATGAACGCGGCGATTTCACCGGTGCCCGTGCTGTCAGTCGCCATGGTCTCCATCTTCCCGTACGTCCCGTGCCAGCCCGCGCAGGAACGCCTCGGCTTTCCGGTCCCACTGCCGCCAGTTCTCGCAGCCGCCGGGGGCGTACTCGCCGTTCATGCGGAGATGCAGGGCTTCCTCGAGTAGCTGGCGCGCGGGGTCCTGCTCGCCGTACGCCTGAATGATCGCGTCCGCCATCTGCTCGGCGACGATCTTCCCGGCCATCGGTCCCGTTGCCGGGACGCGGACCTCTATCCGGGTCAGGGCGTCGGCGAGACGCTCACGGTCAATGGGCATGGCCGTCCTCTCGCTTCCGCTCGCCGTACTGCGGGCACGCTGGAGTGCAGTCCTCGGGCTGGTGGATGGTGAACGGCTGGCCTGCGAGTGCCGCCGTGGCGTCGTAGTGGCCGCGCTCCAGTGCCTGCTCGGTCTCCGGCGACATCCAGCAATGGCCGCCGCCGTGGCCCTCGTCGGCCGTCCAGCCCTTGGGGATGCGCTTCACGCAGGGCATGGTGCCGTCCGACACCACCTTGTTGGCGAGCGAGAGCAGTACGGCCGCGTGACAGATGTCCGGCTCGCCTTCGGCGGGGAGCGGGCACCAGCATGCGAGCGACTTCCCGGCGAGGTTGCGCCTCACGAGCAGTTCGTAGCCGGAGGTGATGCTGGCGTATGTGGCGAAGATCTCCACAGCGTGCGCGCGGTCGCGGACGACGGGGCCATAGATCTCATCGAAGGGGAAGCTGAGTTTCGCGCCGATGGCGAAGGGATTGCCCCAGCGGGTCGGCCTGGCGACGCTGACCGCGTTCGGCGGTAGGCGCCAGCCCTTCACTCGTCGCAGTTGGATCCGTTCAGGCATTGCCACTCCCGGGCATCTGCGGGCCGTGACCCGCCCGTCCTGCCTTGTGGGCGCGGGCGACCCATCCGGCGATCACCTGGCAGATCGAGTCCTCGTAGTTCGCGAGCCATGACAGGATCCGGTCATCGTAGGTGCCGTTCTCGACGCCGGCGTCGCTGAGGGCTTTCCGGAGCAGTTCCCTCTTCTGGTCTTCCCTCAGGATCGACCAGCCGGAGCGGAGCGGAATCACCGCGCGGGCAGCCTCCCCGGCGGCCTGCTCGGACTCATAGGGGCCGTTGTCAGGCATCGTCGCTCCCCGGCTTCAGCGTGACCGGCTCCCAGATGGCGGCGATCGTCTTGCCGCATTCCTCAAGGAACTGCCGGACCTGCGGCTCGTCGTCGTCGGTCACGGCGATGCCGGCCGAGCACAGGAGCGCTTTCCGCTGGAGCACGAAATGCAGCAGCAGCTCATCAGGAGAGTCGCTCCGGAGGTCCGGGTCCGGGTGGCGTCGCCACGAGTTCCAGTCCCAGCGGATCAGCAGGTTCTGGTCGCGGTCGCCCGAGAAGAACGACGTGGTGGTCGCGAACTCTTCCCAGGACTCGAACAGGGTGTGCTGGCCGACCTTGAAGTAGTTCCCCTCCTGGCAGTAGTAGGGGTGGTCGTACTCCCAGAGATGGCGGATATTCTCAGTCATCGCTGCCCTCCCCGGTCAGTTCGCGGGTGATGCCTTCGCGGAGCGCCTGCACGCAGTCCTCGAACGCGCCGGCGCTGGCTTCGGAGATCCAGGCAGGGATCGCGTTGCCGCACTCCAGTTTCCTGGCGGCGAATGCGCGGCACTCCTCGGCATTGCTCTCCCAGTCGGCCGCCCGCTTCAGCACCGCGTCCAGCGCGGCCAGGAGCCGGGGAACGTCCTCACGGGCGTGTGTCATGAATTCGACGTCAGCGTCGCCTAGGTCAGCCACTTCGGAGTGCTCGTAGTCGTAGTCCCGTGGCGTGTTGCCCGGTCCCCGGTCGATGTTTGCCCGGCTGGTCTGGATTGCGTGAGGCCACGAACCGTGTGAGCATCCGTACCCGTCGCCGCAATCGCATGAGTCCCAGATGATGCGCCATGGCCCCTCCGTGGCGGCCTGTTCGCGCTCCCGGATCTCCGCCAGCGCAGCGGTCAGCTTGTCGTCAGCCATCAGTTCCCCT